TTTTTAAGTATGTAAAAATATAATCGACCGTGGTCAATCCTGAAGTTGACCGTGGTGAGTTTGCAAAGTGACCGTGGTCAGTGCGAAAATCGACCGCAGCGAGTCGTCGCGACTGGCTGCGGGCTTACAATAGTTCCACTTTTGCAAAGTAAAGTATCTTAATAACCGCGCGATTTGCGGTGCGGGTTTACTGTCACTTGATGGTGTTATCAATCGCCACGCGGATGACGTAGGGGAACTGCTTGGCGATGTGGGCCACCACCTTCAGTTCGTCGTCGCTCAGCTCCACGGTGCGGTCGGCTTCTGCCGTGAGCACGCCGTTCTGGTCGCGTCCGCCGAGGTAGATTTTGCGGCCCAGCTCGCAGTCGGCTATCGACTGCCCCTGCATGTATATCAGGTTGGCCACTTCGTCTTGGATGTTCACTTGCTGCTTTGCGCCGTCGATACCTTGTATCTCCAGTGCTGATAGATTTACTTTCTTCATAGGTCTCTGGATATTAAAAATTAAAGATTAAAAATTAAAGACTAAAAATTAATTTTTCTCTGCGAGCGGATAAACACCTGCAATCGCCAACAGACTGAGGGCGATATAGACCACGAATCGGTAGTCGTCTGGTGTTACGCTGATGAGATAGGGAGATGCGAATCCTGCGGCGAGGAATGCGCACACGGCCCACGCGATGCGCCACCAGCGAGGGCGTGCGATGAAATACAACAGCGCATAGGCTGCCAGAATCAGAATTGAGATGATAAATAATGCTTTCATATCTTCTTGGGGTTTTAACGTTGATACCATCCTTGGTTCGAGTTCTTATGTGCGTAGATGTCGCCGCCGAAGAGGGTAGCTCCTGCGCGGGCCATATCCATAGACCAGTCTGAGTTGATGTTCGATGAATTCCAATCGCTTGCTGGGCTGATGCTTCCGAAGATGTTCTGGAAGTACATATACACCGTGGCGGTGGCTCCGTTGGCGATGGTGACTGACGACACGGCCGTCTTCTGCGCGTTGAATAGTGTGGTGGGTGTGCGGCTTGGCGTGTTGCCGTTCAGGTCGAGCGTAAAGTCTTGGCGGTAGATGGTTTTCGATGCGCCGCTCTTGTTGGTCAGGTTCATCGAGATGTAGAGGTCGCCATTGGTGCCCAGACTCCACTTGGCCGTGCCGTTGTCGGTGGCATCCCATGCAGTCTTGAACACACCATCGAGCGCATAGCTGAAGCCTACGTTCTTAAACATCTCCTCTGTGTCGCCACCATCAAGTCCTCCGCCGCTTGCTGCTGCATCGTCTATCACGTTCAGCGTCATCTGACTGGGGTTGTAGTCGCCCTGCTTTGGCAGTGGCAGCAGCTCGTATCTGCCGCTGTGGTAGCGATACATGGCCACGTAGACATCGAGCGAGAACGAGCCCGTGCCTCTTGGGAATGGAATGGCAATGGTGTTGCCTGCAATCTCGCCGTCTATCAGTATCTTGTCGTCGCAGTCGAATAGGTGAGTGCTCAGGTAGTGGGCAGGATCGTCGATATAGAGCACCAGCGTCCAATCGTTCAGGTCGAGCCCTCCGGCCACGAAGTCAGTGGCTTGCAGATTAGAGTCGCCGCTGTCGGTATCGTTGGAAGGATCGAGGTCGAAGTAGATGACAAGCGAGCGCGATGAGCTGCCTCGCATAAACGTCCACCCGCCCTTGGGGTAGACGCATTGGATGGGTGGCACGGCGTATTTGTTGTAGCCTGGACTTGTGAGCGGTGCACGCTCGCAGCGGAAGTCGGCCTGTCGGCACATATTGCTGGCCGTTGGCTGGTCGTACTCCCAATCGTTGCCTGCTGCATCCATGATGAGTGCGCCCGTGAGGGTTGATCCCGTCACCACATCTGGGATGATGATGCCGTGGGCCACGCTGCGACGCTGCGCCTCGGTTATCGGCTCAACCGTCGAGTGCTTCACGGGCTTGTATCTGGCAAACTTGTTGATATTGCCGTTGGCTATCAGCGAGGCCAGATGCAGCGAGTTGTATTCCACGATGGTACGCAGATCGGCCAGCGTGTAGTTGCCCTGTATGTATTGTCCGTTAACGATACCCATACGCTTATTTACGTTTTAGCATTTCTATCTGCGCCTTCAGCTGGCGAACCTCGCGGGCCAAGGCAATGACTGACACAAGGCTGATTTCGCCGTAGTTCATACTCAGCGTGCCGTCGGCAGCCTCGCACACGGCTTCTGACATAGCCTTCTGCCAATACTGAGCGATAGAGCCCACGCGACGACGCTGCTCCTTGTCGTCCTTCATGGTGTAGATGGCGATAGGTGCATCGGCAATGACTGAGAGTGCTGGAGCCCATGCGTATGATTCCACATCCTTGTTTCTGATGTCCGATTGCTCGGTGATCGAGCCAGTGGCGTATATCGTCCCCGCCACGTGCAGCTTGTATTGTGGGCTCGATGTGCCGATGCCACAATTACCCGATGTCTCGTTGATCACCACATTGCCGCCCTCGGCATTCAGATAGAGCGAACTGGAGTGGGTGCCGTCGCTCTTGGCCATTATCTCGTTGCCGTCCATCTCCAGATGGTAGCCTTGCGGTGTACCTGTAATCAGCGCCACGGCTTTGGCCGCGCCTGCTTCGGCATCGGTGGTAGAGTAGGCTATCAAGCGGTTGGCATATACCGTGCCCCATCGGTACGAGGCCGAGCCGAGGTCGTAGCTGGTGTCGCCGCTGCTGCTGAATCCGCCATTAACGAAGGTGGTAGAGTTGTTGTCGTTGTAGATGTGTATGGCCGAGGCATTCTGTGCGCCGATGGTGAGCGTGCGGCCGCTGTTGGTTATCTTTACCAGTCCGGCCACGTGCAGTTTGTCGCTTGGGCTCGATGTGCCCACGCCGAGGCGACTGTTGGTGGTATCGAAGTAGGCGATGCTGCCGATGTTCTTGCCCGTGGCTGCGAATGAGATATTGCCAACGTTCGACATGTTGCCGCTGATGCTATCGGGCACACCGCCGCTGGTCCAATAGGTCTGCCCCCAGGCGGTCTTGCTCACGGTGGTCAGCTTCAGCGCACTCTTGGCGTTGCCGCTGGCATCGAAGTAGCCGAACAGGGTGTCGGTGTAACCCTTCAGCACTTTACCCTGATTGGCCGATAGCGACTTGTCGGTGTCGGTGCTGGTCAGATTGTCCACCACCGGTCGCCATGTGTTGGTGTCGGTCAGGATGTAGCTTGTGCCGCCGATGTTCACGGTGAGCGTCGATCCGCTGACTGATGCCGAAACCACATCGTTTGTAAAGTCGGATAGCTTGGTGGGGCGGCTGCTGACGTTACTCCAGGCCACGCTATTTGCACTTCCTGCCGATGTTGCGCTGTCGGCGGTGGCGGCGTGGCCGGCTTCGGCGGCATACTGCACGCTGCTGCCACTGCCGCTGATGACCGCACCGCTCTGACGGAGCGACGAGGGGAACATCTGGTTGAACACCTGGCGGGCGATGCGCTGTATGATCTGTTCGGTGATTTGCATATTGTTGACGTATTAATACAATAAACCCGCGATTTCAAGTCGCGGGTTTACCTTCATTCTCTTGTCGCATCAGTTCGCGCAGGTGTTCTATCTCTTCGGCCGAGGGCATGCCTGCGGGTGTAGTGTCGGCTGCGTCGCCATCGGGCAGATGATCCCACGGGAATCGTATCAAGTCCAGAGGGCTGTAGATGTGAGCCTTCTCCAAGTCGGCACCTGAGACTGCCATCAGGTGGTAAGTCTGCCAGCGGGCTATCGACCACGCATCGCGGTGTCGGCGGTTGTAGCCGCGCAGTATGGATCGCACCTCCCACCATCGCAGCTCATAGAGCACCTCGCGGCGCGGTAGTCCTATCTCGCCCACGAGTATCGCATACAACTCGTGGGCGTTTCTCAGTTTTTTGGCTTATCCTTGTCGCCCTCGGCTTTTTCGGGTTGGGGCTCGTTCTGCTGCTCCACCTCGGGAATCTTGAAGAACTCGTTCATCAGCAGCGACACGGTGACGAAGGCTTCGGTGATGTCGCGTATCATCTGCATGGGCTCCATCGCCTTCAGCGCCTCTACGGTGATGTCGGCCTTGTCGTCGGCCGAGTAGATGGCTGCCAGCACCACGGCCATGCGGTTCTTCAGCGTGCAAAAGTTAACGTCGAAGAACGAGCCGCCTGTGATGTCTTCCACGCCAAACAGCGTGTCGAGGGTGAACACTACGGGGTATTTCACCCCATTGATGGTTACTTCTTTCTGTTTCATAGTTTTCTCTGTTTTTTACCTTTTTACTTTTTTACTTTTTTTATTCTTCTGCCGTGTATGGTGTCAGGTCGCCGCGGCCGGTAAACTTGGCGGCGAACACGCTCTCGTTTTGGTTCTGCGCCGTCAGTTGCAGGTCGCTCAGGATGGCATCGCCCGTCAGTTGCAGCGCGTTGCTGATGGCATCGCGGTTCTGCTCGCCTGCTTCGCCTGCCGTCTGGCTGAAGCGTAGTTTGTAGACTGCGCCTACCACGAGGTCGGCCACCGTCACGCCCGTCTCCTCGCTATCGACCACCACCAGCGCATCTACCGATACGTCCCACAATATGCCCACGGGCTCCTGAATCATGAATCCGTCTACATCGTCCTTGGTGATGTCTTCGGCCACTTCGAGGGCAGCGTGCAGCGTGCATCCCGTGCTCGCAGCCACGCACTTCAGGCTCTCTACGTCCGCGCCCATCAGTATGCGCAGGTTTTGTCCTTTAATTGTTGCCATAGTCTTCTGTTATTTTTATAAATTAAGCGGAGCCCGCTGCGGTACAATCGCGCGGACTCCGCCAGCCTGTTATATATCCGAAGTTTAAGAGAGTGGGCCTGTTCCGGTGAACTTGCAACTCAGAGTTGAGTTCTGTCGGTTGGGTGCGGTCAGCGAGTAGTCTGTCAGGAAGGCGCTACCTGAGCGCTTGATGGTTGCGTTCTGACCTGTGCGGTTGTTGGTGCCTGCGGTCTCGTCGAATGTCAGCGTCACCAAGGTCTTGTTGATGATGAGCGACATCAGATCGGTTGGCAGTTCGCCGTTTGTTCCGTTGTCGGTCAGTGTAACAAGAGAGTCGGTCGAGGCATCCCAGTTCAGTCCTGTCACCTCCTGCTCCTGCCAGTCGCCCGTAGAGTCCTTGGTCGACGCGTCTTCCAGAGATGTTCCGATGTGGAACTGACACGAGGTGGCCATTGCAATACACTTGCCGCCAACCATCACGCGAAGATTCTGTCCTTTTATTGTTGCCATAGTGTCTTAAGGATTAGTATCGCAATTATACTGAAGCGTCTGATAGTAGCAAGGCTTCATCGCGTCGTAGCCGATGGCGCTGGCGGTGAACACGTAGTTCGTTGGCACCAGGTGGTAATCATCCCACGCATGGTCGAGCGTGTCTTCGAAATAATCGATGATTATCTGTCGGATGCTCTTCATCAGCGTGCCCAGCTGCTCGCGGTTCTCGGCTGCCACCTCTATCGATACCTGCACCTTGTCGGTGTCGCCCTCGAAGTTGTTGTCCTTAGTGAAGCCCTCGTTCTGGAGGCCATCGAAGGTGATGATGATGTAGGGCAGCGGCTCGTTCAGCAGCTGCTCGTCGGGCACGGGGATCGACGTGTTGTAGATACGACCGTCAACCGCCTGCATCATCTCGGGGTTAGAGCGCAGAGCATTATAGAAAACCTTGTCGGTGGTCAGACTCATTTCAGTGATCGTTGCGATTGTGTTAATACTTTTTTTCTTATCTTATCCTTCTCCTCCACCGCTTCGGTTTTTTAGGAAAACTCCGACGGCCACCGTGTCGGCCACCGCCGGAGTCACAAATAGAAACCTATGTGCGAAAGAAGAAAACACGAGCGTTACTTAGCCGCCGATCTCGTTAGAAGATGCAGGCTCAACGAGCTTGATGAGCTTGAAGGCCTGGGGCTTGCCGGAGGTGTTGCCGTTGACCTTAGAGCTGAGCTCAACCAGTGAGTAGTCAAGGCTCATGCCCATAGCGATGACGTTGCGGTCAAAGTTGGCGGAGCTTGTGCCGTCAATATTGAACTCAATGCCATCAGCATAGACCTGCTCGTTCAGGTAGCCGAAGTGACCGATACCGATGTAGCGTACAGGAGTGTCGCCAACCTTGTCCTTGGTGGCAACGCCATTGGAGGCAATCGAGTAGTCGATG